AGCGGGCGACGGTCGTTGTGGTCACGTTGAGCTCGTGGGCGAGCTCGCGTTGCGTCCAACCGAGCCGCCGGCGGAGCGCTTGCACGTCTTGTGGCGTCATGCGCCGGACTATACCTTTGGTCTATACCGCCCGCAAGTAGATTGGCGGCGTCGAGGACGGCGCGGCGAAAGCGTAACCGGCCCCCCGGGGGCCGGGGGAGCGCCTCGAGCTCGCCGCGGGCGACCCGGGCATAGAGCGTATCCAGCGACACGCGGAGATAGTCGGCGGCCTCGCACGCCGTCAAAATCGCCCGCACGTCGCCGGCTTGTGGCGCCCGCTCGAGGACGGCCGGCGCCGGGGCCGCCCGCTCGGAGCGCTCCGCCCGCACGCGGTCGTCGCACAAGGCGCAGAGTGAGACGCACGGCGCATGCGGGAGCTCGCGCACAAAATCGTCGAGCTCGGCGAGCGTGAGCGCCGCCACCGCGGCGGCCAGTGCGGCGGCTTTCACGCGCGCCCTCGCCCGACGTTGCGGCCGATTCCTCCCGTGCGCGTCATGATTCGCCCCCGATTGCGTGAGTGTGGTCTGAAAGCGGGCGTGCCCGTTTCCATCCACCCACGCGCCCCCGCCGCCCACCTCGGCAACGACCCCGCCCGAGAGCTGAATATGTCGCGCTGGCTTTGAGCGGTCGCGCATACTGCCATTGCCTTTTCCTGTCAAGTCGGTAAGAGCGAATGCGTGCGGAAAACTGCACCTAAACGCCCGAAACCCAAAGAGATTGAAGCGCCGCGGCGCGTACGCTACTCCCGGCGTGGCATGGGACGCCCCCCGCAACCGCCGCGCAGCTACGTCACGAGACACATTCGATTTCGCCGGGTTATCGACGCCGGCGTGCGGCAAGCCGCGCGCGAGGAACGCCGCGGCTTTAACGACCTCGTGCAGCTCATCGTCGAGGATTGGTTGCACGCGCGCGCCGAGCGCCGCGGGCTCGAGCTCGCGGGCAAGGTCCTACCGCCCGGGCGTCGCCGGCAACCCGGCAAGCCGCCGCGCAAGCCGTAACTGCGCCTCGAGGGCGCCCGGATGCACGAGCGCCGCCCATTCGAGGACGGCGCGCGCATCGGGCACGGCGCCGGCCCGCCGCCAGCGCTTCAACGTCGCCTCGCCGATGCCGAGCGCCTCGAGCACGGCCGACGGGCCGCCGGCGGCTTGGATCGTTCTATAGACCAGATTGACGGGCGTGCGCGGGCGGTTGCGCCCGTTCTTGCGGCGAGCTCGTGCCATAGGGATTGAATCTGTACCGTATCGCCCGGGGCCCGTCGAGCCCAACTAGGGGCCGAAACCGATACGGGTCGCTCTTGACACCTATTCGGGTCGCGCGTATGGTCTAGCCACATGGCAACCCGGACGCGCACGCGCATTGACTTCTCCGAGCTCGGATGGCTCGCGGCACGCATCGGCCGCGCCACCGTCAACTGGCGCCTCACGATGGGGCTCGGGCCGATTCCCGAGGGTTTCGACCCCGAGCCGCTCGAGCTCTGCCCGCGGTGCGAGCAGGAAAAGTCAAACGTGGGGCCGTGGCACGAGGCGCCATACACGCGGCTTTGCGGGCAATGCAAGGCGGAGATTGTCTTGGAATCGGCAGAAAACCGCGACGCGCTCGTGCGCGATATTCGCCGGGCGCTCCGCCACGGGGGGCGCTCATGAGCGCGCGCCGCTACGCCGCGCCGCAAAGCAACGCCGGGGGCCGCCCCATGCGCGGCGCGGCGCCCGGGAGCGCGGCCGCCCGCGCCGCGAGCGCCTCGAGGACGCGCTTGCGCACGGCGCCGGCGTCGAGCTCGAGCGTGGCGCAGCATGGGACAAAGGCAAGCGGCCACCGCTCGTCGTCGCTCGTGAGCCATACCACCGCCGCCGTGTGCGGCTTCGTGCCGCGCGGGTAGCGGCGGAGGTCGTCGAGCGCCGCCATGAAAACCGCCAACACTAAACGCCGCTCGCCGGAGAGCTCGCGCCGCCGCGCCAAGAATGCCGCGAGCGGTGCCGCCGCGTCGGTCGGGTCCGGGCCCGATTCCGGTAAGGCCATGCGGCGTTGCCCGCCCGAGCGCAGGGCCCCCGCTTGCACCCGCAACCCCGACACCGCAAAGAATGCCACGCTAACCGGCGACGTATCACACGGCGCCGACCAAGGAAAAGCTATGGAAACCGAAAGCATGCCCGCCGAGGTCGCCGCCGCGGCCCCCGCCACCGTGCCCGCCCTCGTGCCCGACCTCGTCGGCGAGGGGCTCGTGCTCGGCAACCCCGAGGCGCTCGCCGCGCAGCTCGAGAATTTCAGCAAGGCGCGCGAGCTCTTTGTGGATTGGCTCTTTAACCGGCTCGTCGCCGGCATTGACTACATGCTAATCCACCGCAAGGTCGGGCCGCGTAACGCCAAGACGGATTGCCCAAACAAGGCCGACGGCAAGAGCTCGACGTGCTCGGCGTGCGGCGGCAAGGCGACGTTGTGCAAGCCGGGCAGCGAGAAAATTTGCGGGCTCTTGCAGCTTCGCCCCCGGTTTAAGCGCGACGTCGACGCATGGGAAATGCTCGGCGGCGAGGCCGGGCTAGTGACGCTCGTGTGCGAGCTCGTGACGCCGTCGAGCGTCGTCGTCGCCGAGGGCCGCGGCGCGCGCCACCGTGACCAAGATTTTGGCGACGTCAACAAGTGCCTCAAGATGGCGCAGAAAAGCGCGCAAACCGACGCCGTGTTGCGGTGCGCGGGGCTGTCGGAAATTTTCACGCAAGATCTCGAGGACATGCCGGCTTTCATGCGCGACGCCGACCCCGACGCCCCGGCGCCATTCGAGGCGCCCCGCCGGCAAACCGACCCGACGCCGGCGGCCCCGGCGGCACCGCCCGCCGGCGAGGACCTCGCCGACAAACTGCGCCGGTCGGTCGCCGAGGCCGCCGCACGCAAGGCGCCCGCCCCGGCGCCGAGCGCGCCCGCCCCCGCGGCGCCCGCCGGCGACGACGCCGTGCCGCGTGACGCGCTCTCTAAGCCGCGCGTCGGGCGCCTCATGGCGTTGCTGCATGAGGCGCTCGAGGGCGCCGACGTGCCGCACGACGCGCACGAGGAAATTTTCAACCGCGCCCTCAAGTGGTTGTCGGGTTGGGTTGAGACGACGCAAGGCCGCGCGAAAGTCACGCATTGCTCGTACAAGCGATACGACGAGCTCTGTGCGCAAATCCCGGTCGCCGTCGAGGCCGCCTTGCAGGGCGAGCGTCGGCCCGCCCCGCGCCTCGTGCGCCGTAGCTACGCCGCCCCGCGGCGGCCGCTCCGCTAAGGGCCGCCCGTGGCAACGCTTGCGAGCGGCCCCGCCGCGCCCCGAGTGCTCACGTTTGACCCGGCGACGCATGCGTACGCGGTCGACGGCGACCCCGTGCCGAGCGTGACGCAATTGCTCGACGACGCCGGCATGACGCCGGATTATAGCGTTGTGCCGCGCCTCGTGCTCGAGCACGCCCGCGAGCGCGGCATACACGTTGACGCATGTTGCGACTTGCTCGACGCCGACGACCTCGATTGGCGGAGCGTGCATCCTGAGGCCATGCCGTACGTCGAGGCATGGCTTGCGTTTCGCGAGCACGAGGGCTTTACGCCGGTCGCCTCACAGGTGCCGCTCTATCACCCGACCTATGGGTACGCGGGCACGACCGACGTTGTCGGCGTTCTCCCGGGCTCGCGCCCGGCTATCGTCGAGCGCAAGACGACCGCGAAGATGGCGGCGACGTATGCGCTGCAAACGGCCGGCTATGGGCTCGACGGCTTGTGGTACGCGCCCCCGGGCGGCGGCGTGCTCGCCCCCGTGCCGTGGGAGCGCCCCGTGCGCCTCGGCGTGCAGCTCCGCCGCGACGGCTCTTACTTGCTCGTGCCCTACGACGACCCCGAGGACCTCGCCGCGTTCCTCGGCGTCGTGGCCTTGGGGCGGTGGCGCGGCGCCCGACGCGCCTTGCAAGCGACCCGCCGGGCGCGGTAGCGTTACAAGCGTATGAGCCTGATTGTCGCCGAGGTCTACGACGCGCTTAAGGCCATCGCGGTGCCCGAGGACAAAGCGCGCAAGGCCGCCGAGGCGCTCGCCGGCTACGAGCCGCAGCTAGCCGACATTCGGAGCGACCTCCGGTTGCTCAAGTGGATGCTCGGCGCCACGTTTGCCGGCGTCGCGTCGCTCGTGCTCAAGGCGTTTCTCTAAGCGCCGGCTCGACGGTGCGCGCGCGGGCTGGTATCACGCGCCGCATGCACGACGACGACCCGATACGCGCCGCGGCCCGAGCGCTCGGGCGCCTCGGGGCCCGTAAGGGCGGGCTCGCCCGGGCCGCCCGGATGCCGCCCGCCGAGCGCTCGCGCCTTGCGCAGCATGCCGCCCGGGCCCGATGGGCGCGCCCCGGGGCGCGTGCCAAGAACGGCGCAGAATTGCCGCCTACTTGACAAGTGCGTACCCGGGCACGTATGCGCGGCCGCATGCCGAGGAAACGCAAGGCGGCGCCGCCCGACGAGCTCGCAAAACTCCCGACCTTCAAGAAAGCCGCCGCCCTCGTCGCCGAGCTTCGCAAGGCTGGCGGGCCGCGCAATCGCAACGTGCCCGAGGTCGTGCAAGCCGGCGTCGCCGCCTTACTCGTCGACGCGCGCAAAGCAGGGCAACCCGTCGCGCGCGCGCTTAAGGCGCTCGAGCTCGGCACGGGCCCCTATCAATGGCCGGGCGTGCGCAAGGCGCTCGGCGCCGTCAAGCCGGGACGCGGGGGCCGCAAGCTAGGCTCGAGAAACGCCGCGGCGTTTCGCCCCGTGCGGGTCGCCGCGCGCGGCGCGCACCGCAACGGCGCCGGCCCCGGGCTCGTCGTCACCACACCGCAAGGCTATCAAATCGAGGGCACCGTGGCGGAGGTTGCAGCGCTCTTGAAAACGCTAGGAGGTTGATATGCTCCCGATTGGCCGCGCGTTCCAAGTGTGGGCGTATCCCGCGCCCGTCGATTTGCGCAACGGATTCCTCGGGCTCACCGAACTCGCCCGCAAACACTTGCGCCCGACGGCGGAGGTCGGCGCGTGCTTTCTCTTTGTCAATCAGCACCTCACCCGCGCGAAAGTCTTGCACTATGACGGGTCGGGTTGGGGGCTCTATCACAAGCGCTTGGATTCCGGCGTCCACTTCCCGCAGCTATGGGACAACGACGCCGACCCGGCAAAACCCGGCGCCGCCCTCACGCTCTCATGGGCGGAGCTCATGCGATTTATTCGCCGCACGCCGGCGCAGCGGGGGACGACGAGCGGCGCCAAGCCGCCACCGCGGGCACCCGGGGCAAAGAGCAAGCTGCCGGCGCGCGGCGTCGTGCGCCAGCTCCCGAGCCGCGCGCGCGTGACGAAACGGCGCACGGGCACGACCGGCTAGGGCTCGTCGGCCGCGGCGCGCAACCGCTCGAGCGCGTCGCCCTCGAGCTCGGCGAGGACCTCGGGCGGTAAGTAGTCCGTCACGTCGAGCTCGCCGAGGCGCACGCACAGGGCGATATAATCCGGCTCGGGGGGCGTATGGCGCGTCGCCGCGTCGCCGCGGGCGACGTCGAGGACCTCGACGGCAAGCGACAGCTCGAGCTCTACCGGGTAGCGCATGCGTCAATCGCCGACGTAGCGCGCGAGCTCAAGCCGGCGCTCGAGGCGCCGCACGACGCCGCGCCCGACCTCAAGCATGAGCTCGCGGCCGCCGAGTGCCCGATTGGTGATGGCGTCGAGGACGGCCCGCGCGCCGGCGAGCTCGGCCGCGAGGCGCTCGGCCTCGGCGGCTTTGTCGGCGTACCATTCGCCCGGATTACTCGCCATTGCCGGTATGGCGCCATTCGCCGTCGGGCGTCGCGCGGACCTCGGCGTGCGGGGCGACGCATTCGGCGTGCAACCAACGGTCGCACGTCACGCAAAACTCTGTCGCCACGCCGCGGTTATGCTCGAGCGGCTCGCGGCAATGGGGGCACGTTGTCGGCGGCGGCATGGGGTTTTCCTACGTTCACAATTCGGGGCGGCGCCAGCGGCGCAAAAGTGTCACCCTAGTTGGTCGTGGACGAGGTCCTTAAAGAATCCCGGGCCCGCCGAGCTCACGGCCGTTAAGCGGCCGCCGCCCTCAATCGTCGGGCGGAGCGCAACCCATGTCTCAAACGCATGATCCCAAAACGCGACCTCGTCGGCGAGGACCGACGTAAACGTATGCTGCCGTGCCTGTTCCTCGCCCTCGCCGAGCGCGACGATTTCCGAGCCATTCGGAAAGCGGAGAAAGCCAATGGAATAGTCCACCGCGCAATCGGGAAACGTCGGCGGCAAGTGGTCGTGTATGAATTTGGCGCGGCGCACGAGCTCGGCGCTGCCCTCGGTTTCCGTCTTGCCTAACTTGCGCGCCATAAACGCGACCTTCGCATGCGGCGAGAATCGCGCGAGCCAATAGTTGACGCTCACAAAGAGCCACGTCACCACCATGCGGCGTGACTTGGGCACGGCGAGCAACGGGTATTCTTGCCACCGCCGCACTAAGAGCTCGGCATACTCGTGCGCCGGGTAGCGGCGCACGCGGCCCGTCACCTCGTCGCGCGTCCATACGCAATCGCGCACAAAGGCCCACGGGTCGCCGGCGGCGCCGTACGTCGCGAGCGTCTTCCGTTGCTCGAGCAGCAAGCGCGCCGCGGCGCGCAGGGCTAACGGATGGTCGGGCCCGAGGACGCGCCCGGCGCCGGCGCCGGGCTCAGGCATCGTCGACGACCTCGCCGCAGTACACGACGACGACGGTCGGCATGGGGCGCACGAGCCGGCGCAAGAGCTCGAGGCCGCAACGCTGGCAATGGCCGCTCGGCGTCAAGTCGAGGCGCGGGTTGCAGGGGCGCCCGCAACCCCGACACGGCACGCCGGCGACCGCGGGCACGCTCATGCCGGCGCCTTGTAGCGTGCCAGGGGCCGGGTCGGCTAGGGGCCGGCGAGCTCGGCGGCCGCGAGCGCGTACACGGCCGGCGCGAGCTCGTGGCGGATAGCGTCCCACCGCGCGTGCCCCTCGGCGGTGCCGCGGAGGTCGCGCACGGCCCCGACCTCGAGCGCCTCGGCGGGCGTCACGCGGCGCCGGACGTGCGTCGCGATGGGGCGCGTTTCTTCCCATTGCGCCGCCGGGTCGCCGACGCCGCGGAGCGCATGCAGCGCGAGCCGGCGGCGGCCTCGAGGCGAGAGCCCGGGGCCCGCAACGCTCGCGTGCCACACGGGCCCGCCATATCCGGCCTCGATTCACTCATAGCCAGAATTGACCGTGAGCACGAGCGTCACGCCGGGGCCGACGACCGACCCGTACCGGCGGTGCGCCGTCTCAAACGCAAAGAGGCAGGGCGTCGCGAGCGCGACCCGTTGCGCGCGCGTCACGGCTCGGAGCCCGCCGGCCCGGGCAACAGCCCCGCCCCCGCAAAGCGCTCGGGCCATTCGCCGCGTGCCGAAAACGCCTCGAGCTCGACGTCGCTCAATTGCTCGAGGACGTGCATATGCATATGCGCGGTGCGCGCGACCTTGTCGCCCGAGGTCGTGAGCACGAGGTCGGCCGCCCGGATGGCGTCGGCGTCGCGCTTCGCCCGCCCGACCCGCGCCCCGGTCGCCTTGTCCTTACGCCCGCCCGCCAGCTCCGCCACGTGTTCCATGATGGCGGGCGCCGCGGCCTTGGCTTGCGCCGCCACGCCAAATTCGCCCCGCATGACGCGCTCAAGCTGCGCGTCGCGCACCAGGGCAATCATGCGCACGACCGCCGGATGCCCGAGCGCCTTGCGCGCGGCTTGGACGGTCGTGTACCCAATCGCCCGCGCAATGGCGTCGGCGTTGTACCCGCCCAAGTACAGCATGCCGACCGACCACAACCGCGCCGGCGTCGAGCGCCGCAGGTCCTCGAGCGACGCCGTGCTACACGCCTCGAGCCACGCCCGCGCCGCGGCGTTCCGTTCCTCCCGGGTCCGCTTGGCCGCCGCTTGCATGGCCGCGACCCGCTCGGCGAGGACCTCGGGCGGCGCCCCAATATTCGGCTTCGTGCCCGGCCCCGTCCGGCCCCCGTTGCCCACGGCCCCCGCCGATAGCACAGCCCGCGCCGGGAGGCTAGCGACCTAGCACCCGCGGCCCCGGCCGAGGGGATTCGCTAGGGCCGGTCGGGCAGCAGGGCTCGGCCGGCCCCAGCGGGCCCGGGGCCTCCCGGCCGGGTGTGCTCGCCGCTGCGCGGCTCCCGGCCCGGCCCCGGGCCAGCTAGCTGGCTAGCTGGCTGGCACCCAGCTCCCTAGCCCGCTAGACCTAGCGGGCTAGCACGCGGTAACCCTTGCGCTGCAAGGGTTTCCGGGTCCGGGGCCCCGGCCTTGGGGCCGGGGCTAGCCAGGGGTAGCGGCCCGTCTAGGGGCCAGCCAGCAGGCTAGCCAGCGTGCTAGCTGGCTAGCCTGACAGTGTGGGTCGTCTAGGGGGCCCTGGGGGGGTGCGAGCGAGCGTAGCGAGCGGCTATCCCCCGCCCGGCGGCGTGGATCCACGGGGATTGGGTAGGATGCTAGCGGGCTAGGACCGGGGGGAGGGGGGCGGGGGCCAGGCCAGGCCAGCGCGCGCCGGGCGCGCGAGGCCCATCCCCCCTACCCCCCTTCCCAGCGGGCCGGCGGGCGGGCCCCGGCCCCGCGGTCCCGAGCGCTCCACCGGAGCGGGCCCGTGGGGGCCGGCCGACCGGACGCCGCCGGGCGCTATAGCGCTGTCCGGGGCCGGCGTCGAGAGGGGGGCTGGCGGCCGCGGGCGACGGTGGCGCGGACCTCGGCGACGGTGGGGGCCGGGAGGTCGTCGGGCGCGAGCCGGACGGGGGGGATCGGGGGGCCGCCGCGGACCCGCGGGCCCGCGAGCAGGGCGCAGGCGCGGCGGAGCGCGCGGCGCATCACACTAACCCCGTGAGCAGGAGCGCGAGCACGAGCACGACGAGGCCGGCGCCCGTCCACGGGCCGACCGTGAGCCCGAGGGGGGCGAGGCCGCCGCACGCAAGCACGACGACGGCGACGACGAGGGCAAGGCGCATGGTGGGGCGGCGCGTGTAGCACGGCGCCCCCTTGACGGGCAGGGGGGCCGGTCGCTACACGGCCCGCCCCGTCGAGGCCATGACGACCCCCCGGGAGCCGGCCGGTCGCAACGGTGCCGCCCCCGGCGCCGCCCTCGAGGCCGGTCGGTTTCCCCTCGGGGTGCGCGTCGAGCTCTCGCCCGCCGAAATGATGCTGGCCGCGTGGGTCGGCGGCGTGCGCCGCGTCGAGGGGATCCGCAAGGGCCGGACGGAGCATGCGAGCGCGCCCCTGGCCGAGCGCTGGCGCCGGGATATCGAGGGCGCCGGCGGCGAGCTCGCCACCGCCAAGCACTTGAACCTGTATTGGTCGGGCGCCTTGGGGCAGCTCTTTGCGCGCGACGTCGGCCGCTTGCAGGTCCGCACCGCGTTTGACCCGGGCGACGGGTTGATCGTGCGCCCGTGGGACCCGGCCGACGCCGTGTATGTCCTCGTCGTCGGGCAGATGCCCGTCTATACGCTCATGGGGTGGTTGCGCGGGGGCGACGCCAAGCACTCCCGGTATGAGCGCGCGCCGAATGGGCGGGCGCCGGCGTTCTTTGTGCCCGCCGCGGCGCTCAACCCGCTCGCGACGCTCCCGGTCGGCGGGCGCGCCGGGCGCATGGGCGCGTGATGGGCACGCCGAGCGGCGCGAGCGGGCCGCCGCAAGTGGTCGTGCCTGGCATCGGATGGGTCGACGTCGCCTCGCGCGCCATTGTGCAAGTCGGTTTCCCGGTCGTCGTCGCCGGCGTGCTGCTGTGGTTCTTGCTCACGCGCTTTCAAGACACGATGGAGCATATTACGGTGCGCATGGCGGCCAATACCGAGGCCGCGGGGCGCCTCGTCGACGCCGCCTCGCTGGAATTTGCCGAAATTCAACGCCAATCGGGCGAATTGGCGCGCCAAACGGCGCTGTTGCAGCAAATCGCCGACGACGGCAAGAAAATTACCGACATTCGGACCCGCGAGCTCGAGGAATTGCAAGGCATCAGCAAACGGATGGCGCCGCGATGACGTGGCGCCTCTGCAAGGCGCTCGGGGCGACCGGACGCGACGGCTTGCTCGGCGAAGTGAACGCCGCGGCGCCCAATCGGTCGAAAGCGAGCGATGGCGGCATCGGCGACCCGCGCCACGCGGCCAAAACGAGCGACCACAACCCGTGCACGTGCTGTCGGGTCGTGTGCGCGCGCGATTTCACGCACGACCCGGCCGGCGGCTTTGATTCGTACGCCTTTGCCGAATGGTTGCGCGGCCGCGTCGTCGCCGGCGCCGAGCCGCGCGTGCGCTACGTGATCTCCAACGGCAAGATTTTCTCGGGCGCCGGGCAATCGCACGCCGCCGGGCGGTGGCGCCCGTACACGGGCAGCAACACGCACGCCCATCACGTCCATGTGAGTGTCCGTCACGGCCCGGATGCCTACGACGACGCGCGCCCGTGGGGTTGGCCGCCCGCCCCCGCGGCGCCGGGAGGACTATCGCCATGAGCAAGCGCCCCGAGGACGACGACCCCGTGCCCCCGCCCCCGCCCGACGACGAGGACGCCGTCAAGGACCTCGAGGACCCCGAGCCCGACCCGCGCGACGACGACGAGCACGAGGACGACGCCGGGTAGCCGATGGGCTGGCAATTTACCGAGCCGCGGGCGCAGCGCCGGCCCCTCGGCACGCCCGTCCGGCCGGCGAGTAGCGGCGGCAGCGGCGGCCCGCCGACCGGGCCCGCCGGGGGCGACCTCGTCGGGACGTATCCCAACCCGACGATCGGGCCGGGCGCCGTCGGCAATGCCGAGATTAGCGACGTCGCGTGGGCAAAGGTGACGGGCGCGCCGGCGCCCGTGC